GGCACGTTGACCATGAACTCAGTACGAGTGAATTTGTCCTCTAACGTGCCAATGACAACCCATGACTGATTAGCTAGATAATTGCCTGCAAGATTAGCCTGAGAATTGACTAGACTTGAAATACTTGTCCAGGATCCAGCGGCTGGTCCTGTATCCACTTGAAAGTTAGTAGTCCCAAGCCTTGCAACTTTAAAAGTCAAGGTCATTGTATTCTTTTGACTTCCTGCCACTGTCAGAGGGGCGATTTTGGCATTTCTTGTAGTGGTCAAGGTGCTAGAGGTTGAGCCCGTTCTGGCTATGCTAAAACTCAATGCTGGAGCAAAATATTCAAGAACGGTTACGGAAACCTCTCTAGTGTCTGACCAACGGCCACGACTATCTGAGACACTCGCTCTGATTTTGATGGTGCCGTGATAGTTCATAATGCCTAGGCTCCCACCGTTTGAGCTTGTAGACTGGTTTTTGCCGATTATTTCGGCATAGTATCCAGTGATAGATGAGCCGTAGGAACCAACTGCGCCATTAAACGCTACCTTGATGTTAGAGATGACCTGAATGAACGTGTTCCCGCTTGGGATGAGATTTTGAGCAGCACCATTCAAGTCTGACAATGAAACCCCTGTAAAAGTGGGCTTGACATTTGCTGGTACGCTTGCCGTGAATGTAGTGGACTGTGTTCCTGTCTTAGTAGAGCCTGAATAGGTATCTACGTAGACAGTCCCTGTCCCACTCGCTGAGTTTGGAATGTCATTGGCAAAGTCAAGAGGGATCGTCCAGCTTGTGGAGGTGGCCACATTACTTGCAATCGTCCCTGACTTACCTGCCCATGAATAGCGCACTGTATGCTTGAAACTTGAGCTTTGACGGTTAATATTGATAGTAACTGAACTACCAATAACTCCAGGGCTCACGCTTACAGAGCTAGAGCGTGGTATAGTTGTCAGGCTGAGACTAGCTGATACTGTGATAGTCCCATGCAAACCATTGTTAGGATTGAACGTACAAGAAATAGGGAGTTTTTTAGTCCCATCCGCATTGTGTGAGATTGTACTTGAGCTACTAGCTAGCGTGTACTCCTCGCCTGATGTCTCCCACGTCGGATAGCTGTAATGCACATTACTGCCATCTAAATTGAGAGACAACGTACTGTCTCCTTGATGGTTATGAGTGTAATAGGCGCCTGTACGGCTAACTGTTACTCTCCAGTTTACCGTTGAGGTGTTAGCTGTGATACTCTGAGAGCCCTGATCTACATAGACATTGAGATACAAGCTCCCACTTGAATTACTAAATTTAGCCATTTTACTCCTTTCTAACCAACGTATCTGATGACATTCATATCAGGATTGATATGATACTGCTCTTCTCTAAATCTGCCTATTTGGATGGTCTTAGAGAAAATCCCGTTCTCAATGTGGATAACACCTTGAGAGATATACATAACCTCGACACCAGCGCTAAACATTGAAATTCGTCCGTTAGGGTTGAACATCATGCTAGAGCTACCATCATTCTTACCAATCACAAGCCCCTCATTTGAGGAACTCATATAGGTATCAATGAAATTCCAGCGGTCAGATAATTCTCCCAAATCTTTGGCAATGTTTGAAACACGCTGACTAGCTGAAATCAAATCTTTCTCAGCTTGCACCCTTGCGGTCTCGTTAGATTGGACAAAGTCCTTGTAAGCCTTTATCCAATTATCAAGTGTGTCAGCGCTAGCTTTAGCCTCAAGCTCAGCCTGGATAATTCCAGCTTTCTCATTTAGAGCGTTCAGTTGTTCCTGAGTTAGCCCTTGATCAGCTTTAGAATTAAGGCTATCCTCAATATCCTCAGGAGCTGGTATCCAATCAATAGGGACTGTCCCAGTATTGACTCTTAGATTTGAGATGATGACCGTTCCATCTGAACCTTTCTCAAAATTTAGATACAAGGCAATCTCTTCAATTAGATCGCTTGTCCTACCGTTTGAGTATGGTTTCCACAACCAAGGTTGAGAATACGTGCCAGATTTAATAGATGTAGTATCTATGTGTTGTATTCCTAAGGCTTTATCATCAGTGGTAAAATCCCACTGTTCTGGCGAACCGTTTCTATACTTAATTACACGATTAAGCCTAAAACCTTTGATGGTTTCAGAGGCCACATAATCAAACGTTAAATAAAGTGGTTGAACCGTTGGCCAATTCTGAGCTGATTGTGCTAGTGTATAGATTTTTCCTTGATTTCCTATAGTTGCTCTAGCAGTTCCTAGTGCAAAGTTACGAGCGCCAACCCTCACATTATCAAAGAGAGCTGTCCAGTTGTAGCTTGTAGGATCCTGACTGTCTGCCTCTGTAAAATCTGTGTACGTCCCAAAATAGCGCTTGTTGGCGCTTGATGACGTACTGAACCCATCACGTCCGTCCTCTGAATTGGCCCAAGCTCTATGCAAGTACTGAGTTTTTCCTGCCGTTCCGTCAGACGTATTGATAAGAGTCAACTGGTCAGAGGCTACCTCTTTGTTATCAATCCACGCCGAGACTGTCAAAACCATCTTTTGGTTGATGTCGGCAGCTCTCACAATGTAACTAGAGCTTGTAGCCTTGATTACACCATTCACCACCCAGCGCCATCCACTGTTGATGACCTTGTTCCCTCTCATTAAGGTAGGAGTCACAATCGTCTGTCCTTGACCGTTCTTAAAGGCTATACCGTTGTCAGTGGCTAGCTTGATTGTGTAAGGCTTAGCCTCTTCTATCATCCTGTCTAGCTGTTGCTGAATACCTTGAGAAAGTCTATTCTCAAGCGCTTTTGCGTTTGAAAAAGTGGTCTTATTATTCTTCGGATTGGTAAAGCTGATAGTTTGCTCAGATACCCTCATCTCAAGCAAAAGAGTAGGGTTAAATCCGTCATCATAGACCTTAACTGTATCCCCAATATCTAAATCTGCGAACCCCTCTGCCTCGTAAGTGACTGCAGGGTAGCAATTCTTCTTCAGTTCACGGTAAGCCATCGAACGGATGACCTCAGGATTTGAACTTTCTACCGTCATGTCTTTACGAGTCCACTGGTCACGATCGCCTGTTGAGTGAGTAAATGTAGATGGATACATCTGCATTGAGAGAGGGGCATACAAAGCAGCTCCCGACTGATAAAACTCACGCTCGCCCTTTGCGTTGTTAACTGACCAAGGACCAAGGCCTCTAATATCAACTACGTTGCCTTTATCATCCTTACCAGTAGGTACTACAGTGTTGTAGATCCTGGTCTTATCAATCGTGCGAGTTAAGGTTTTTAGATTTTTGCCGTAAACCAATACAGTCGGACTCAACTGACCTACACCTTGATGGTTATCATCATGCTCATGGTAGACATTGACGGTGAATGACTTGATAGAACTATCAGCATTCAACCTTGTGTCGAATTCAATCTCAGCACCAAACTTCTTGGCCAGACTTAGTAGCCTATTCAGTTTAGTATCTGTGCCCTCCCACTCAGCAGAAATCTTCTTATCTGATACTTCATTAATACCGATTTTCAAGAAAGTATAGTTGAGCAGGTCCATCTCCTCGCAAAACTCCTTGAAGCTCATAGCCTTAGGAGATTTATAAGGAATTGAGTACTCATTGATAAGTTCAAGGTTTAGGTTGATGCCGTAGCATTTAATGACCTTCTCGTTTTCCTCGACTTTTCGGATAGTATGCAGGTAGGTTTTGCCTTTGTAATGGAACGACACAAATGCCTTCTCGTTTAGAGCGTTATAGGCTCTTTTTTGTCCGATGTCTGAGATAATGGCCTTTTTAAAGACCGTAAAGTCAAAGATACTAGAGCCTGTTTCGAGGTATCTTGTCCAGGTATCATTGAAATAATTCAATGTTCCTTGCTTGTTATTGTCAATGAATGCCACTTTTCTCAAACTTGAATCATGGATTGTTAATAACATTACAAATACCTCTCTTCAAACTCCACTTTGATAGTAGGCTTGGTCTTAACCCAACTTGAGCAATAGACTTCCAATCGGCTATTGCCTGGAGGGATAGTCAGCCAGTGCGAACCGTCAACGACGTCTACTGTCCTCTCAATTCCGTCAAGCGTTACTGAGTCCGTCTCGCTATTGACAATGAGATTAGAGCCGATAGGGTACCGATTAGGTACATCTCCAATAGATGGCACAAAGTCCTTACGAAACATCAACTCATCAACGTACATATGCGACACCATAGGTTTATCGTGATAAGCTCCTAAGGTCACATGGATTTTAGCTGATTTTCTATCCTTGATTTCAGGAATGACAAAGCTATAATACGAGCCATTATAGTAGACTTGAACCCTTTCTGCGTTTCGCTTGAGCTCAAACTGACCTCTTGATGGGACAAACGGATTTTTGTTTTTATCGTCAGAACCAGTAAAAGTGAAACATTTCAAAAAGTTATACTTCCCTTTGCCGTCTGAACCAAAAACATTGAACTCACATTCTTGCCCTTTAGAGCGTTTGAACGTCTCGACACCATACAAAAATTGGCCACTAGTGTCTGATACAGTTATCTTAATAAAACCGTACTGGTCAGCACCGCCTGATTGAAATACCTGCTTACAAAACAGATAATCATTGAGTGAGCCAATTCCTCCAGAGCTATCTGTTGGAATATCCCAGGAAAGCCCTGTCGCATAGTTCCCGTACTTGCCAGGCGTGGCTTGGTCTCTCAGTTTGATGTGTTTCTTGTTCCAAAGAGTAGTCAGCTCAGACACTCCTGTCACGGTTTCCCCGTTATCGTTCGTGATTGCTCTGTTTTTGACCGCTCTGTTGAAAGCATCTGAAATCCTATCCCCTCTAAAGTCAACCAAGACCTCAGAGCGCTTGACGGTGCCTGTGTCAGTTTCCTCACGGTCTCCAACCTCAAAGGCTCCGCTGGTATTTACAA